CGTGGGGAGTTTGGGGAGCCGTGGGATCACCATTCGATGGAGGAGGCTGTCTTTGTTGACGCGGACAGGAAGCCATTCATGGATGCGCACGAATTCGAAAAGCCTATTTCATACGAGAAGAAAGATCGCATCATCGAGTGCGTCAACGCCTTCGCAGTCATCGACGACCCGGCCGAAGAACTTGCGCGGCTGAGGCGGGTTGAGGCGGAACTGTCTGAGGCTCGTAGGGCCATTCGGGCGATGATGAGGTCTAATGATCTGCAAGATAATCCGAGGGTAGTTAGCAGCTGGGGGCCGCGAAACCAGATTGCTATCCGCGCGGCTCTGGAGGGCGGCGAATGACCTACTCAATCGAGTTCGAGCTTGACGGACTGCCGAAGTCTCAGACGAATAACTATTCAAACTATCACGTCCGCCACAAGTCAAAACTGGACTGGGAGCAGCGGGTACACCTCGCCACCCTGTCGCACAGGCCGAAGGAACCACTCGCCAAGGCATCGGTCAGCTTCGTGCGGTGCAGCTCATCAGAGCCGGACTTCGACAACCTCGTGGCGAGCTTCAAGCCTGTGATGGACGGCCTAGTGAAGGCGGGTGTCTTGGAAGACGACAAGCAATCAAACGTAGGCCAGCCCTCGTATACGTGGGAGAAGGCTGCGCCTAAGAAGGGGAAGATTCGAGTGGGGGTGACTGGATGAGCAAGATTTATCACGTAAAAATCAGCGTTGAGGTGCCGGACAACTACCCGGGCAGAGGTCCTATATTGTGGGATTGGGATGGGTTGATTAACCCGGGGGGAGGGGACTATGAGGAGGATACCCCGGTTAAACTGATAAGCGCTTTCGAGGTTACTGGATTAAGCGAAACGAGGTTAGACGAGAGAGTCCGCGTGATACCAGAGCGAGACATGAAGGTGCATGGTGAAGCGTTCCACTGTGCGTGCGGTGAAGTTTTTCACGCGAGCATTTTCCCAACGTGGAACGAGTTGGGCACGGTAAGGCAAGAACTAGCGCGAGAACGCAAAATCGTTGATGCGTTGATTGGGGTGACGGGATGACCGAAGACCGATTCACGGCACTCTGCGAAGAGCGCATGTACCAGGGCTTGCAGGAGTACCGAGGAGGCGACGCCAGCCTACCGTTCGATGGCGACCCCATTGAGTGCGGCATCGAGGAGGCTGCGGACCTGCGGAACTACGCGATTCACGCGCTGGATAGCGAGACCATCACCGCATTCGAGGCCGGCGAGATCATCAAAGCAGCGCGGCTGGCTTACGCGGTGCTGGAGTCGGTGACTCAGAGGGTGGGCGACGGTGTTGTGATTGGGGAGCGGCAGCCCGCAGGCGTTCAGGACTTGATTGACGACTACAGGCGAGCGCCGGGGGGAGGGGACGGGATGATCGACGCCGAACGATCGAGATGCCGAGACTGTTTCTATTGGGCGAAGGACATCAACAACGTGCCTGTCTGCTTCGCGGAACCGATTCCTGTTGAGCGGTCTGGCAGCGCCATTGTATGCCGAGGGTTTGAGCTGATGCCCAACCCACAGGAGCTCGACGAATGAGTCAAGCGGGTAGGGTACTCACGGACGACCAAGCGACTGAGGTGATCCAAATAGCCCGCGAAGTGAAGAAGCGGCGCGCGGATCTTGGCTTGACGCAGACCGAGCTTGACTCGCACGCAGGATTCGAGGTGCGTATAACCGATCGAGTTGAACGTCTCGTCGTCGATCACTCACGGTCGTTCCTCGCCGAAGATTGGCGAGTGATGCGCGTCATGCAGACGCTCATGAAGCTTGAGTCTCTTGCAGACAAAGGGGTTCTTGTATCACGGCGCAGAGGGGTTGAGGATCGACCCAAAGTCAAACGACCAAGGCGGCAAGTGATCAGTAGGGACAGGGTGGCCGTGAAGTGCGAGGCGACTCTGAAGTTCTGCCCTGATCAATCGTGCTGGATGACTCAAGCCGGCTGCGAAGGCATTCTGTCACGCAACCTCACATGCCGGTCGCTGCGTAATGGCAAGGGGTGCCGAGGGGTGAAGCACCGCAGGGGACTTGAAACGAAGCACGTAAAAGTCGAGTACACTCCAGAAGACCCGGCGGATCTAGGCGATTCTCCGCAGTGCGATATTGAGGGGGACTGACATGGCAGCGACACTCGAAGACTGGCTATCGGTCCGCACCGAAGAGAACCTTGACGAGATGCTGAACGATTACGCGAAGGCGCTAGGCGGCGATGTGCCGTGCGCGAGTAGCCTATCCGATGACGGGCAGGGGTTCGTGTTCAAGCGGCTGGCAGAGATGCAGGCGCGGCTTGATGCGATTGAATTGATGGCGTTGAGTCGGAAGGCGGTGATGGATGGGTAGCGGGCTCACACCGAAGCAGCGAAAGTTCTGCCTTGAATACATGAAGCACAACAACGCCTCAGAGGCGTACCGGGTGGCTTATCCGAGGTCGAAGGAATGGAAGGACTCAGCCGTCTGGCCTCAGGCATCGAGGATGCTGAGCAAACCTACGGTAGCCGCAAGGATCAAGGAACTAACCGATAGGGCTATGGACTCCGATCAGGTCACGGCCGATCGAATCATCAAAGAGCTTGCGTTTGTCGCGTTTGGAAACGTCGAGAACTTCCTTACGGTCGATCCGGTTTATGAAATTGTGACCATCGACCTGTCGAAGGCGCTAGGCACTGAGGCGATGCGATCCGTTGAGTCGATCAAGCAAGAGGTCTACAGGGAGCCGGGTGAGAACGGCCAGGAGGTCAAGAAGACTGAACTGAAGTTCCACTCGAAGATCGCCTCACTCACTCTCCTAATGCGTAACCTGAAGATGCTCGATCAGGAAATCAAGCTCAGCGGATCAGTCAGCGTCCCCGGCATGGACAAGGGCGAGTTTGCCAAACACATGGCCGACTTTGAGGCCATCGCAAGCGGAGAGAAGCAGGTCGAATGAGTGGTTCGCCTCCGAAGCTAACGCCGGAGGATGTCCAAGACGCCTACCGCATCCAGGTAGCGCGTGCGCGTTGCGAAGAATCGTTCATGGACCACTCGCGTTACTTCTTCCGCTTCCGTGAGGGCATCCCGTTCATAACTAATTGGCATCACGAGCGCATCGCCAAGGCGCTCGAAGATGTCTACTACGGCCGAATACGAAACCTGATTATCAACATCCCGCCGGGCGGGGGTAAGACCGAACTCTGCGTAATCAACTTCATCGGTTGGTGCTTAGCTAAGAACCCGAGGTGTCGATTCCTGCATCTAAGCTACGCCATCGACCTCGTTATGCTGAACAGCTCGAAGACAAAGGACTTAGTAACTAGTCCTGAGTACAAAGAGCTCTGGAACCTAGACCTACGCGGCGACACGAAGTCTAAGAAGCAGTGGAACATCGAGATAGACGGTCGATCTATGGGGGGACTGTACGCCTCGCAGTTAGGCGGTACGATCACAGGCTTTCGTGCTGGGCACATGACTGAGGGATTCCAAGGCGCGATCATCATCGACGACCCGCTCAAACCAGAGGATGCGTTCTCCATCGCTCGGCTAGAGGCTGCGAACCGTAAGCTCGAGAACACCGTCCGAACGCGTAAGGCGAACCCGAGTACCCCCGTGATCATCATCATGCAACGCGTCCACGTGAACGACGCAACTCAGTTTGCACTCGATGGCAAGATCGGCGGCCTCAAGTTTGAGCAGATCAAGATCCCGGCACTGAACGAGGATGGCACGAGCTACTGGCCGTACAAGGAGCCGGCGGAGGAGCTGGAGGACTGGAAGGAGGCCAACCCCTACACGTTCTCTAGCCAAATGCAGCAAGAGCCCACCGTCTTGGGCGGCACGACATTCAAAGGCGATTGGTGGCGTTTCTGGGGAACGGAAGAGCACCCGCTTCCAAAGATACTGGCCGTCAAGATTTACGGGGACACTGCATTCAAGGCTGAGGAGATGCATGACTTCTCCGTATTCCAGGCATGGGGTGCAGGGGAGGACGGATTCGCTTACCTGCTGGATCAGGTCCGCGGCAAGTGGGAGAGTTACGAACTCGAAGTGCAGGCTGTGGCGTTCTGGGAGAAGTGGCGCGCGCAGCCAATGGGCGAAGAGATCCCGGCGCCGTTCATGATGGCGATCGAAGATAAGGCGAGCGGCACCGGGTTGATCCAGAGCCTACAGCACAAGAATCGAATAACGATCGAGCCGATACCGCGTGGGCCAAGGCAGAATAAGCCCATACGAGCGAACTCATCGGCGCCGCAAGTGAGGGCCGGGAAGGTGTTTCTGCCGTGCCCCCATGCGCATCCCAACGGATGGCTGACCGACTACCTAGCCGAGTTCACGGCGTTCACGCTGGACATGACGCATAAGCATGATGATCAGGTCGATCCCACGATGGACGCGATCCACGATATGGTGATTGGAAACCTCGACTTCTACGCCAACGCCCTCTAGCCCAACCGCCTCCCCTCGCTTTCCGTGGCGCAGAGTGCAAGATCGGTCGCATGACCGAAGACACTGAAACCGTGATGACGGACGGCGACGCCTATTTGGGGCCGATCCTCGATGGACTCGAAAACCTGATCACGGGGCAGGGCGGCCAAAACGACTCCCGCGCTCACGGCAACCGCCGATTTGGATTCCAGCGCCGGACATACAAAGAGCTCGAGGAGCTGTACCGATCAAACTGGGCCGCTGCTCAGGTGGTCGAGATCCCCGCCTTCGAGATGACCCGAGAGCGCCGCACATTTGAACTCGAAGACTCGGGCATGGTTGAGACCTTGGAGGACGCAGAGCGCAGCCTGTGCCTCTGGGAGAAGATCCAGGACTGTCTCAAGTGGCGCGCGATCCACGGCGGCGGCGCTCTGCTGCTTGGCGTCGATGGTGCGGGCGAGCTCGATGAGCCGCTAGTCCCCGAGCGAGTCGGACCCGGCGCCCTGAAGTTCATTCACGCGCTCGATGCGCGCACGATCGTCCCGATGTACGGCCTAGACACCACAATCGTCTACGATCCGACCTCGCCTCACTTCATGCAGCCCGAGTTTTACAGGATTGCAGGCTCGCAAATGCCCCAGGTCCACGCGAGCCGCCTCGTGAGGTTCCCGGGGATCTCGCTGCCGTGGCTCGAGATGCAGCGGTCCCTATGGTGGGGCCAGTCGATGCTAGAGCGGCTATTCGACCCCCTTGCCGACGCAGAGCAGGTGATCGGCGGCGTTGCCGACCTCGTGACCGAAGCGAAGATTGACGTGTTCAGCCTGAAAGGACTCGTGGCGTTGATGGCGACCCCTGACGGCGCCGAGCGAGTCATGAAGCGGCTGGCGATCGTCCAGCAAGGCAAATCCATGTACAACGCCGTGGTCAAGGACACGGAGGAGGATTACGAGCAGAAGCAAAACGCGGTCGTTCAAGGCATGGGGCCGCTGATTGAACAGTATCTCGCCATTGTCTCCGCAGCCTCCGGCATCCCTGTGACTCGGCTTCTGGGCACGTCTGCAAAGGGCCTCAGCGCAACCGGCGACGGCGACATACGCAACTACTACGACATGATCGACGCTCAGCGCCGGAACTATCTGCGCGCCCGTCTGGACGAACTCGACGAGGTGCTCCTGCAATCCACACTCGGCGGCCGGCCGGACGGATACTCGTGGACGTTTGGGCCGCTGTGGCAGATGGACGAGAAGGAAGAATCCGAGATCGGGACCAACAGGGCGACGCAGGATCAGGCCTATTTCAATATGGGCGTGATCGACGAAGTGGTTATCGCTAAGAGACTTCAGGCTGAAGGGGCATACGCCGCAATCGACGCGGAGTACATCGAGCAGCTTGAGGCCGACATCAAGGAGCTTGAGGAGAACCCTCCGCCGGACCCGATGCTACCGACAGGGCAGCCCACTCCCGAGCTCGCAACCGGCGAAACCGAAGAGACCGGCGCACCGGCCGCAGAATAGGCCCGCATGGACCTGGCCGAACTCATTAAGCAGAACGAGGGGCAGGGTGCCGCGTCGCGCAGGCGTCGCTTGCGCCCGCGGACTCGTCGCATTCGTCCCGCTCGTCCCGCCGCAACCGATGCCGTGCGGTTCGCGCGCATGATCCACGGGTTGACCGAGGGCATGCGCAAGGCGATCAAAGCCGATCTATTCCCCGCGCTGCTCAATCTCGAGCCCGAATACATCGTGGGCGATTCGGTGACGGACGACTACGGCGACCAGCTATCCGAGATCCTAGACCGCATCCGGCGCGATCATCTCGAACTCACGGGGAGGCACGCGCAGCTCATCGGCGAGGGCATGACCAAGCAACTAGACGAGCGGAACCGTGAGCGGTTCTATGCCGCGATTGAGGACGTGATAGGGATCAACGTGGCCGGACTGGTGGATGAGGGCAACCTAGCCCCGGTGCTGAAGCTCAAGACTCGAGAGAACGTGAACCTCATCAAGTCGATCCCCGAGGAGTTCCTTGGCAAGGTCGAAACGGTCGTCTATGAGAGCGTGATTCAGGGCCGGACCTCTGCGAAGTCGTTGATGCAGGAGATTCAGGAGATCGGCGAGGTAAGCAAGCGTCGCGCGAAGTTCATTGCGCGGGATCAGACGGCGAAACTCAATGCGGCACTGAACCGCGAGCGGAATCAGGCGCTAGGGATCACGGAGTACATCTGGCAGACCTCGAAGGACGAGCGGGTGAGGAAGAGTCATTTCGAGAAGCGCGGCAAGACGTTCCGGTGGGACAACCCACCCGCAGACACGGGCCATCCCGGCGAGGACTATCAATGCCGCTGTAATGCTCGCCCCGTAATCGTGATCTAGCTTGATTGTCTAGCCGCAGAGGGAACCCTAGTCCGCGATGCAGACAACCGACTCCGCAGAGATCACCGACTTCGAGGTAACCGACGAAGGCTTCCTCGTGTCGAAGGCACGCTTCGCGAGGCCGGGCATTCAGGTGTACCGCGCTGGCGAAGCATCGCTAGGTGATCACTTCCAAGACCGAACTCCCGGCACACCTGTCCGTGTGTACCGTCCTCCCGAGGAGGTCTATCACGTTGATTCGATGGCCTCGCTTGCAGGTAAGCCGCTCACGATCGAACACGAAGAGCGCAAGGTCACACCCGAAAATGCTCAGCGCGTGACGGTCGGATTCATTGGCGACACCGTGCAGCGTATCGGCGACCACGTAGGCGGCAGAGTCCACGTAACGGCCGCAAACGGCATCAACGCGGTCAAGTCGGGCAAGTTAGAGCTCTCCGTTGGTTATTCGGCGGAGCTTGTTGTGGGCGACGGACTGACCCCACTCGGTGAACCCTACGACGCGAAACAAACCAATATCCGCGCCAACCACGTCTCGCTTGTTGCTCATGGTCGTTGCGGTGGGTCGTGCAGAGTGCATGATGCCGAAAGTATCCGGGACGATTCTTCCCAAGGTAAGGAACGAAATATGTCGAATCAGGTTATCGACTGCGGCGGTAGTCAAGTCGAAGTCAGCGACGCAGCAGCGATCGCAATCAAGACTCTTAACGAGAAGCATACCGCGCAGGTTGATGCACTGGACGCAGCGGTTCTCGCCTCAACGGTGAGTATCAGCGACCTCGAAGGCAAGCTTGCCAAGGCCGAAGCCGAGAAGGACGACGCCGAGAAGCGCGTCACGGACGCGGAAGCACTGACTACGCCGGAGGCTCTGAACGCTCTCGCTGTGGACCGATCCAAGCTGATCGAGGATGCCAAGGTTCTCGCGCCGAAGATCGAGTGCGATGCACTGGACGCTCAGGCGATCAAGGTGGAAGCCCTCCGCAGCATCGAAGTTGATGTCTCTGCGAAGAGCGGCGACTACATCGACGCGGCCTTCGGGACGCGCGTTGAGCTCGCTCGCAAGGCATCACCCGGTGAAGCCACGAAGACCGGGCAGGCCCTCGCAGGCGCGAAGCCGACCATCGCGACCGACGCAGGCAAGGATGCCCGCGCCGAGTACATGAAACGAAGCGCAAACGCATACAAGCGCGAAGGGAGTGATTCCTAATGAGTGTCCAATCCGCAACTGATTACACCACCGAGCATGGGGCCGCAGTAGCGGGCGCCGTTGTCGATGGTCAAGTGAAGAATATCCGCAGCGGTGTAGTCACCTCTGGGGCTTTGGGTTTCGGTCGCTTCTGTGGCCTTAACGCAGGAATCGCAACCCCTATTGCCGCAGGCCTGATTGCTGCGGGCCTCGGTGGCGGCTTTGTTGTCCGCACCCAGGACGACGTGGCCAATTCTTCGGACGTACTCCAGAAGGAAATCGGATCGACCGCGAGCATCCTCGACTTCGGCGAAGTCTGGGTCGAAACGGATGAAGCGGTAGCGACGACTGATTCGGTGTTCGTGCGCATTGCTGGCGGCAACGTCGGCATGGTTCGATCGGATGTGGATACGGCGGACGCCGAAGCCCTTCCGAACGCTCGGTTCGTGACCGCTACGGCCGGCGCTGGACTCGTAAAGGTCGTCTTCCGGCGATAGAACGTTTTCCAAAAACCTCCATTGGCGCATAAATAGCGCCCCACGGAGAACGAAAAATGATTGAAGCGATCGACTCCGACGCCCTCGGATATGTCCAGTCTCAGCTTGCACACGTTGAGGCGACTGTCTGGGAAAAGAAGTACACCGCGATTCAGTACCAAGAGCTTGTTCCGGTGAGCAACGAGGCCGGCGAGTACGCCACCTCGATCGAAGTCCATTACATGGACGGCTTCACCGAAGGCAAGTTCATCGGCGCAGCGGGCGACGATATGCCCTTCGCGCAGGTCGGCTCTGGACGTGACACGATCCCGGTCGCATATGGCGGCATCGGCTTTGAGTACACGCTTGAGGAGCTTCGCCAGTCGACGTTCCTTAATCGTCCCCTGCCGACGCTTCAGGCCGAGAAGGCTCGACGCGGCTTTGAAGAGCATGCGCAGCGGATTGCCTACCTCGGTGACTCCACTCGCGGCCTCGAAGGGCTTCTGAATCATTCGGAAGTCGTGACAGGTGCGGCGGCTTCGACGTTTGCCGCTGCGGCTGATGGTGATGCCATCGCGGCGATCATCAACGAAGCGATCAACACGGTGATCGAGCAGACCAAGGGAATCGAAATTCCCGGCCGAGTGCTTCTGCCGATTGCTCGCATGAACTACCTGGCGACGACTCGACTCGACACCACGGTCAGCGGCATGACGATCCTCGAATTTGTGAAGCAAAACAACGCTTTCACGGCGATGACCGGCCAGCCGCTCGACATTCGTGCGCTTCCGCAGCTCACGAACTCGCTGATGGCGTACAGCGCCAACACCGACGTGATGGTCATGCATATTCCGCTCTCGCTCCGCTTCCTGCCTCCGCAGCCGCAAAACCTGAAGGTTCGCGTCCCCGGTGAGTACAAGCTGAGCGGCCTGGAAATGCGATACCCCGGTGCGTGCATCTACCGAACGGGAATCTAGTCAATGGCGAGCGTCACGAACACCACGAAAACCTCGGTCTCCCTCTGCGTATTTGCAGAGAGGCCGAACAAGAAGGCGCCGCCCACGATCGAGCGTATCGACATTGCCCCCGGCTCCCCGGTCGAGGTCGAGGATAAGTTCCTCGCCTCGCCGGGTGCCAAGGCGATGGTCGAGTCAGGGAAGCTCGAAGTAGCAGCACAGCCGAAGCTTGAGCCTAAGCCGAAGACTGAGATCAAGGGACGCGGCAAGAGTGCCGGCACGAACAAGGGCGGCGCTAGGTAGCCCCGCCTCACCACGGGGTACACATGCCGTCCATTGTTGTCCCGATCGCAGACTTCAGAGCTCGCTATCCCGAGTTCTCTGCATTTGCCGATGCTCGCGCTGAGGTGTTCCTCGAAGACGCGGAAGCTGATACAAGCTCAACCGTATTCGGGGACACACACGCGCGGGCCATTTCGGCACTCGCCGCTCATCGTATGATCTTGATGGGCGACGGCACTGGCGGCCCCTCACTGGATCAAGGCGGCGCTTTGGCGTCTGCATCGGTCGATGGCGTTTCGGCAGCCTACCAAGTGCCTGCGGGCCTCTCGACTGAAGACTCGGCGTTGTGGGCCACGGTCTACGGCCAGCTATTCCTTGAACTACGCAAGCGCGTGGCCGCAGGCATGTACGTTGTCTGCTAAAGCGCGAGTGCGAACTAAGACCCGAAGCTCGAAGCAGCAGGACGGCCTCGACGGGCTGGCGAAGCGCTTGAAGGCTGCGGAACGTCGCGGCGGATACCGCGTGAAGATCGGCCTGCCTTCAGGGACAGGGACTTATCCAGAGACGGGCGCGTCCATTCTCATGGTCGGCGCCGTCCACGAGTTCGGCAGCGATGATGGCAAGATCCCCGAGCGGTCATGGCTCCGTTCAGCGATGCGCGAGAATGCCAAATCGCATCAGAAGATGGTCGAGCAGATCGCCAAGGCCATCTCGTCGGGCAGGCTCGACCCTGATACCGCCCTAGATAAGCTGGGCACGCAGGCGGCGGCCGACGTTCGTGAGATGATTGTGAACGTGTCGAGCCCCGCGAATACCGCAGCGACGATCCAAGCCAAAGGCAGCTCGAACCCCCTCGTTGACGACGGCCACCTCGGCCAAGCCGTCACTCATCAAGTCATCAAGGGTAAGTTCTAATGCCCGCGCCGCAGCTCGGTAGGGTCGCGATGTCGATGGGCACGGAGACAGTCCGCGTGCGCGCAGGGACGGGCGCGTATGTCGATGGACGATGGGCAGAACGCGGTGAGTCAGACGTTGAGATTAGATGCTCCGTGAGGCCCCAGACGCCCTCTGAGCGCAAGCTCATGCCTGAAGGTATGCGGACTGAAGATTCAATCTCGCTCATCACTCACGGCCCACTCAAGGTCGAGCAGAGCGCAGTGAACGGCGCCGCATCCCCTGACCGGGTTTTATTTGATGGGTACTGGTGGAAGGTCGTGGGCGAGAAGTCATGGAAGCCCAACGGGTTCCGCCGGTATGTCGCGATTCGCGAAGCCAAAGGCCGGGAGCGGAACCTATGAGCTTCGTCAGGGCTGAAGTCGAGGATCGTCTGCGCGCGTTTGCGAAGGAAGCCTACCCGGGTACGACGTGGATCTTCGCCGACCAAGCAGGAGACCGACCGCCTCGCCCATTCGGCACGATCAAGATAATCGACGCCAGCGCGATAGGTCACGCCGACGTGGTGAACGTAGGCACCGGCCCAGTGATCGACGAGGTGCTTCGTGAGCAGTTCGAGATCAACGTCTCGTTCCAGGCGTTCGGCAAAAATGCGCTGGACATTATCACGGCGCTGCGGACTCACGCACGCCGCCCCTCAACCCTGTTCGCCGACCGGCAGACGCTGAGCCTCGGGTTCATGCGGGCTGGGTTAGTGCGGGACCTGGCGGAAGTAATTTCAGGCGATTGGGAGGGTAGGGCGCAATGCGACTTCCTTTTCTCCGCTCGATTCGACACCGATAGAACCTTGGAAACGGTCGCGTCCGTTGAAATCAGTGGCGCAGAGCGTATTCAATTAGTGGAGGTGCCATAGGCATGACCCTACCCGTATCTAGCATTGTGAACGTCGCGATTACTCGCGAGACCCAGTTTCCCAGCGGCCCCGGCTTCGGCACTATGCTGATCGTCGGCCAAGATGGTTCCAGCGTTATCACGCTCACCGAACGCATCCGGTCCTATTCGTCGATTGACGGTGTGGCCGTCGACTTCACATCCTCGACCGAAGAATACAAAGCCGCAGCGGCCTACTTCTCGCAGAACCCTCGCCCGACCACGCTGAAGGTTGGCGTGATCGACGAGAGTGCGGGCGCCGGCAATATGGACGACGAGATGAGCGCAATCGCTGCCGTCGATGACGACTGGTATGCCTTCGTTGTAACTGCCGAAAGCCGAATTTCAGAGGACGCGACGATCGCGCTCGAGCTGGCAGCGTGGGCTGAGGCGCGAACAAAGCTCTTTGTTACGGCGACCAATGAAGCGGCGGCGCTCACCGGCAGCGGACAGCCTGACGTACTCAGCACTGTGGGCCTCGACCGTTCGATGAGCATCTATCATCAGGATGCCGATGCGGACGCTGTGAACGCATACCCCGAAGCGGCCTTCCTCGGCGCGATGCTGACGGTGGACTTCGGCGGCACGGCAACCACGAAGACCGGCAAGTTCCGGCGCCTTCGCGGCATCGCCACCAGCGACCTCAATCAGACTCAAGTGGATCTACTGAAGGCAGATAGCGGCAACGCATATGTCTCCATCGGGAACACTCCGATGCTGATCGAGGGCACGATGGCCTCGGGTGAGTTCTTCGACATCATGCACGGGATTGATTGGCTTCAAGCTGAGATCCAGACGCGGGTGTTCGGCATTCTCGCGACGCAGAACAAGGTGCCTTACACAAAAACGGGCGGCGAGATGATTGCCGGTCAGGTGCGGCTTGCTCTTCAGCAGGGTCTCACTAACGGCCTTCTGGCTCCTCGGTTCGATGACGAAGGATCGCTTGAAGATGCCTATGAGGTCACTGTTCCGAGCATCCTGAGTGCATCGAGCTCGCAGCGTGCCGCTCGGCAGTTCCCGAGCATCACATTCACTGCCCGGGTAGCCGGCGCGGTTCACTCGGTCATCGTTAACGGGACCGTCACGGTCTAGTAGGGGGTTGCCTTGTCGGTTACCAGTTACAGTTTTGAAGATGTCGCGATCCTCATCGACGGGGTGCCTGCAACGGGCTTCGACGAAGGGGATAATGCGATTCGAGTCTCACGCAATGTCCCGCCTTGGAGCCTGACGACTGGCGCCGATGGCGACTCGGTGGCGCTGAAGAGTGCCAACCGATCGGGCACGTTGACTCTGCGTCTGTTGCAGAGCTCTTTGACCAATGCGTTCCTCACAGCAAAGCTCAAGATTCAGGACGCGGGCAACCTTTCGCCGTTCCCCTTCGTGATGCGTGACGCAAACGGGCTCGATCTCGTGATCTCGGATAGCGCCTTCGTCGAGGGACCGCCCGAAGCGATCTACGGCGAGCGGCACAACGCGCGCGAGTGGACTTTGATTCTGCCGGCCGTTGATATCTTCATGGCGGGGGCTGCTTAAGGATGGCTTGCGAAGATAAGTCGCGAACGATCGCAGGTAGACAGGTTCGAGTGACCCAGATGCCCGCAACAAAGGCTCTGGGCATTGAAACCCGGATCATGCCTGTTGTGATGCACTCGATTGCTCCAATCATGTCCTACCTGAGAGATAAGACGATTGATCAGGGCGATGTCCTTTCCGGTGCGATTGAGGCGCTGGGCAAAGCGATGCCGCCTGAGGCGATGGCTGATCTCATCAAGACGCTTTGTAGTGATGAGGGCGTGAACATCAACGGCCAGCGTGTGAACTTCGAGCGCGACTTCTCTGGTGGTGATGGCGTCTTCTTCAAGTACCAGATCGCGGCATTCGTCCTTGAGGCGAACTTTGCCGATTTTATCAGCGCCCTACTCGCAAGCGGCGTGCTGGGGCTCACGTTGAAGAGCGAGAACCCGGAGGAGTCGATTGGCGAGTCTGGCGGCCCTGTGTCGCCGATCCAGCCCTATGCCGCCTGAAGGACTTGCAGTGCGGCACGTACTCGATCAATGACCTAGCAGACATGCATGAGGTGTTGGACGAGCTAGACGACATGCGAAGGCAGGCGCGAGAGGATTAGACGACATGGCAGGCCCGATCGAAGAACTCGTCACAGTCCTCGGATTGGAAGTCAAAGACGACGGGCTTGCGCAGTTCCGGTCTGGGCTCGTCATGACCATCGGCAAGCTGGGCGGCGTAGTCGCTGCGGCAGTGTCGGCCGCCGCCGCAATATCATCCTTCTTAGATACAGCAGCAGAGACGAATCAGGGCGCGAAATTTGCGCGTTCCATTGATATCAGCTTCGAGGGACTCCAGAAACTTGAGTTCGCGGCGAAGCAGACCGGCATTGAGGCGGGAACTCTTCGGGGTGTCCTTAGCGGCCTTGAGTCAGACATTCGCTCTGCGGCGGCCGGCAAGAACGACGGATTCTTGGAGGTTCTCGGGAATCTCGATATCAGAGAACTTAAAGATTCGGCAGGCGAGTATAAGACCGCGCTAGACGTGCTTATGGAGATGTCTAATAGCATCGCCTCGTCTTCTGGTGATCTTGAGATGCTTCGACTTGGTGCCTTACAGGAAGCAGGCATTGGCCCAGAGCTAACGAACCTCATGCGCATGGGTCCCGAGGGCATTCAGCGCCTAATGGATCAGGCGCCTGTGATCTCAAAGGATGCAGCCAAGGCAGCCGAAGATTATGCGAACTCGATGGCTGCACTCGGCAAGACCTTTGATGCGTTCGTTGCGAACAATGGATCGCCGCTGCTTAAATGGATGGATGAGTCGATAAAGAAGCTTGGCGTGTTCTCTAATAGCCCAGAGTTCGCAGAACTAAAGTCGAAATTAGATGGCCTTGGATCAAACATAGGTTCAGTCCTTCAAAAAGGGAAAGACTTATTCGACAAGGCGAACGAGGCGACCCCATCGGGCGGTGGGGCTACTGACGCATTAGTGACTACTGGCTTGGGGGTTGCCGCGTTCTTCCACCCCCTGGTTGCCCTTCTGGGCCTCAGCGCGTTCATGGCGAACGACTTCGCGGAGTTCGAGAAGGGCAAGAAGGGAACCGCTAGCGAGAGCTTTCTTACCGGAGAAGGCTTTACGTCAAAGCTGAAGCAATTTGACAGCCTATTCCAGAACCCGTTTGGCGGTTCGGGTATGATGGACAACGCGAGACATATGACGAGCGGCCCCGGTATGACCGTCAATGTCAATAACGACGTGAAGATCAACGGATCAAGTGACCCGCAGGCGGCGGCCAATGCGGTCAACGGGGTCAGCGCGGAATCAATAGATCGGGGTCTTAAAGAAGTCCAATCGGGGATTCTTAAATAATGCCTAACCCAATCGCATTCCTGACCCCATTCGGTCCCCGCAAAATCCACACGATCGAGATCGACGCGGTGATCGAAGAGACCGTCACGCATTCCGTAGTCGTATCTCAGCACCCTATCGAAGTCGCTGCGGGGAGCATCATTAAGAACGGGTCAGTCTCGGATAACGCCTATCTCGAGCCGATGATCTACTCGTTGCAAGGGATCGTCTCCGACTTCCCATTGACGTGGCGACAGTTCACACCCGCAGGCCGAGGCGCCTATGCGGAGTCTTCGGCGGATACCCGCTCGGCGTCCGCGTATCAGCTCCTGCTCCGACACTTCCAAACCATGACCCCGTTCGCGCTGGAGACTCCATACGGCGACATGGAGAACATGCTCTTCCGACGCTTCACGGTGCCGCGCACGGCTGCAACCAAATACGCGATCCAGTTCCGCGCCGAGATGGTCGAGCTCCAAATCGTAATCCCTGATCGAGTCCGAGGAGAAGTGCAGACCTCAGAGGTGGAAGACGAGCAATCAGGCACCCAGGCCATCGGCGTCCGATCTTTGGGCGAAGTGTCCCCCGTGGAGATGCCCTGATGCCTCGCGAGATCCCGTTCACCGGATACCCGAAGGAGTCCCTAGAGACAACGCTCTCTGATCGCCGTGTGCGCCTCACGCTGCGATTCGGAAACCTTGCGGGCGTCTGGACCATCGACATTGAAGACATCGAAGGGGACGTGGTAGAGCCCCTGTTGATGGGTATCCCTGTGGTCACGGGCATTGACTTGCTCAAGCCTCACACGATCCGCATCGGCGGGATCTACGCGCGAGCGGGTGAGGGGGTGGGCATCGACCCGGGACTGATTGATATCGGCAGCCGCGTAAAACTGATCCACTACACCGACTCAGAATTGGCCGCACTGTGAGTCCGGGGTTCTTTCCTCGGCAGATGAGCCTTCTCGTGACCGATGACGCTGGCGAAGGTATCGACCTGGGCAAGCTCTCGGCAAAGTTTGAGGTGTCCAACTCGGCGGCGAGTGCGTCGGCATTCCTTAAAATGACCGTCTACAACCTTTCGGCAGACACGATTGCCAGAGTATCGGACCGATACCGCAAGATCGAGGTCGTGGCAGGGTATCCGCAGCGGCTCGGGACGATCTTCAGGGGTGAGATTCGGAGCATCTTCACCACGAAGGACGGCCCCGACAAGCTCACCGAGATATTCGCGAGGGAGGGCGCGCTGGACATGGAGAACACCGTTGCATCCGGCGAGTTCCCTGCCGGCACTCCTGTGCGCGATGTCGTCCTAGCCCTTGCCTTGCAGGCTAAATCAGTGACGGTCAACCCCGATACGCTCAGGTTCATCACGGACGCGACGATTACCGGAGCCCTCTCGGTTGACGGGATGCTTCGCGACGAGCTGCACAAGCTGGCGAAGAGCTACGACTTCCGCTGGATGATTCAGGGCGGCGTGTTTCAGTTTGTCGATAAGTCGCGACCGTTCACTACTCCGGCGATCAAGATCTCACGCGAGACCGGCATGATCGACTCGCCCGTAGCGAGTTCGCTGGCGATCGAGGTCCTCACTCTGCTTGACCACAACATCATCCCGGGCCGCAGAGTGGACATCGAGACCGCTGGCGCGCTCGTCTCAGTCGGCGACCGGACCCTTCAGTCGGTGCCCGACTTCTCGCTCAAGTCGCAAAGTGGCGGCCTGTTCGACGTTTTGCGGGTGTCTCACATCGGCGAGACGCGCGGATTGCCTTGGTACACGAAGGCATATTGTAGGCAGATCCCGACGGCGACCGTATGAACGAGGAACAAGACGAGCGCAACGGAGATTTGGCTGAGTTCGTGCGGGAGGCTATCCGCGCGGCGCTCGTCGATATGCACACGGCACTGCCCGGCCGGATCGTCTCATTCGATGCCGCCACGCAGACGGCGAAGGTCGCTGTGGACATGAAGCGGCAATACCGTGACGAGAACGGCGCAAGGCTCGAGCGGTCCATCCCTAACCTGCTCGACGTTCCTGTGATGTTCCCGCGCGCTGGGGGCTTCTCTGTGACGTTCCCGGTAGCGGCTGGGGACAAGTGCCTACTCGTGTTCGTGGAGCGCGACCTGTCGGGCTGGAGGCAGCGAGGCGAAGAGCTCGTGCCGCCGACTAGCCGGATGCACGAATACAGTGATGCGGTGGCGATGATGGGCCTCAGCCCATCCAATGACGCACTGTCGCCAGCCGTGGACGCTGCATCCATGCAGATCCGCTCCGATGATGGCGCGACGGTGATCGAGGTCGGCGCGGCCGATATCACGATAACGGCCGCTGGGGATGTTGCGACAATTCCGATAGGGGCGTTCTCTGTCACATCGACTGGATCAATCACGCTGAGCAGGGGCGGCATCGAGCTGCTTGCCGTGATCAGCGCCGCGCTCGACTTGATCGGCACAAGCACGGCGGGCGGTGACGCTTTATCGAACGCCGCGCCGATCGCAGCTCTCAAGGTCCTCATAGATGGAATCCGCAATCCTTGAACCCGCAGGCGCAGAGTGTACCTATCTACAGATAGGACGGCCTTAGGCGCGGTTTTGCGCCTCGGCCTCGACTTCGGGGCAAGATGGCGATCGCACTCGACGAAAATCACGACATCTACCTAGGCCCACGCGCAGGGATAGCAACGAGCACTGGCGGCGAGTACGTCGCGCAGTCGATCCTCACCCGACTACGGCTCTTGAGGGGTGAGTTCTATCTGAACGTAAACGCCGGGACGCCGTGGACGCAGGACATTCTCGGGGACTCGCGGGACTCACGCGGCGCCGAGCGCATCCTTAAAGCGCGCATTCTGGACACTGAAGGCGTCGACGGGCTTATTTCGTTCAACACGAGATTCGACCCAACCACGCGAGGCCTCACTATCGAGTTCGAGGCCGAAACCATCTACGGCCCCAGCGGCTTAATTGAGGTCACTGTATGAGCTTCGGCGAGACACAGGCAGGGTTCGTCCGAAAGCCGCTATCCGAGATCGTGACCTCACTCGAGGCGGGCTGGCAAGGCATCTTCTCGCCAAGCGTGGATATGTCGGCCGATAGCCCCGACGGTCAGATCATCGCGCTCTTTGCGGGCGCGCTCGATGAGGCATGGCAGGCTGCTGAAGCGGTGCGGAGTGCAGGAAGGCCCAGCGGCGCCAACGGCTCAGCACTGAGCGATATCGTCATGTTCAACGGCATCTCACGGAAGCTCGGCACATTCAGCGTCATTACGGCAACGATCACCGGCACCCCCGGAACGGTAGTCGGTGGGCAGCGAGTCGCGGCAACCTCAAACGGGGATCAGTTCACGCCTGTGGCTGGGTTCAATATCGGCGCAGGGGGCTCGGAAACGGGGCTCTGGCGCGCGGTGAACCGTGGGCAAATCGCAGTTGGCTCCAATGAACTCACCGAGATCGTTACGCCCGTATCTGGGTGGGACTCTGTAGACAACGGCGCGAACACGACATCAAGCGGCGGCTTTAATATCCTCGGCACCGATGACGAGACCGACGGCGCCTTGCGCGCACGGCAGCGTCTCAGCACTGAGAACGGCGCAACCAATATCCTCGAAGCTCTGTATTCGGCGCTGCTCCAAGTGGAAGGCGTCACGCAGGTTCGGGTGTACGTCAACGCCACGAACGGAACGGTAGACGACCGGCCTGCGCACTCGTATGAGGTCGTGGTTCAAGGCGGCGCGCTTGCGGACGTGGCTGAGGCGATTTGGCTCAACCATCCAGCGGGTATCGAGCTCTTCGGCACGACCTCGCAGAGCATCACCGACTCGCAGGGTTTCACGCAGGCGATCGAGTTCACCCGGCCCACAGTGGTCCCGATTCACGTCAGACCGACCCTCGCGGCGACTGCGGAATACCCGTCCACGGGTGATGCCGACATGGCTCAGGCGCTTGTGGATTACGCTAACGGGGTACTGATCTCCGGCGAAGGGTTCGGCATCGGCGACGATGTTCTCCTGTCGCGGCTCTACTCCGCAACCAACACCGTCCCAGGGCACCACGTCACGACCTTGGAGCTTGGCCTGGCGACGAATCCGACAGGGTTGGTTGATCTCGTAATCGACGAAACTGAGATCGCGGTATTCGATATCGCGCGCGTTCAGGTCGTCTCGTGATACCGAGGAACGACCTTCAAGCTATCGCGCTCGGTAGGCTCGCCCTTCAGTATCAGGAGAGCCCTAACCTGAAAGCCCTCATCGCGTTGTTCGTGACTGAGTGCGAAGAGATCCGAGATGCGGCGCTCAGCATCGAGCGGCTGCGGTCGATCGACTTGGCAGAGGGTGACGGACTGGACGGTATCGGCGAGATATTGGGCCAGCCTCGCGAGCTATCCGGCGTGGTCGATGTCGACTATTTCGAGTTTCACGATGGTTCGGGCGGTCCTGCCGCTGAGGGCTTCGGCGATCTGACGGACGCTTCTGCGGGGCTTCGGTTCCGGTCGATCAACGAGAGCCCCACGGCGAATGCGTTGCTGGGTGATTCGGAATATCGGCGCTTACTTGAGAGCAAGATCGCGCGGAACACGACGAGCGCGACGCCTGAGCAGATCATCGCATCCATCCAATCGGTGCTGACGGATGACCCTGCCGTCCATCTCACGTTCGGCACTACATCCGTCACGGCCACGGTTCAGCGCGTACTCAGCGCGGAAGAACAACTACTTCTGGACGCAGACGCAGGCATTCGGGGAGAGATCCCTGTGATTGCTCGCCCTATCGGTATCCCTCTCACAATTACGGGGCTTTAAGCCATGACACGAAGACGCATCAAGGGCGACGAATGGGCAGATGGTGGCGCGATTACCGACCCCGGCGACGTTCAGACCGATACGGGATGGGTCGCCGAGAAGCCTCCTTACCAGTGGATGAACTGGGTTCAGAACCGCGCCGACCAGCAGCTTGCGCATCTCGAAGAGCAAGCTGTCTCTGATTGGGATACATCAACGGAATACCTTGAGGGCGGATTTTCAATCGGCTCCGACAGGCTGCTGTATCGGGCCGTGACCGGAACCATTGGAGTCGATCCAGTCACGGCGTCCTCTGCGTTCTGGGCTGAGTATGTGCCGCCGTCGAGTGAGACAGTATCCGGCATCATCGAAATCGCAACGGTTGGAGAAGTCGCCGACGGAACCGCACCGGACAAGGCGGTCACTCCACTAGGGATGCTCGCACGCACGGCGACAGAAAACCGCACCGGATTGGTTGAGCTCGCGAATGTAGGCGAAGCCCAGGCGCTGAGTGCAACAACCCTAGCCGTCACCCCTGCCGGCATCGCATCTCTCGTCGCGGGAATCTCGCAGCGCGGAATACTTCGGACTGCGTCGGCCTCCGATGTCGCCGCCGGGACGGACACCGCGAAGGCCGTCACCCCCGCGGCACTCGCTGCGGGCCAGTCACTCACAGCCGATGGGTACATCACTCTGCCCGGCGGATTGATCGTCCAGTGGGGATCAGACTTGATCCTGTCTGAGACTCTATCTAATGACGTGACGCTGCCGATTGCCTTCACGACCTCATTCTTCGCGGCCTTCGCGAGTTCGATGCTGGGTGGAACTAATGAGAACGACAATGACGCTGGCGCTGAGCCGCTTGGGCTGACACAGATCCGGCTTGGAACCGGCTTGAACAATCGAACCGTCTACTGGCTGGCGATCGGAATCTAAATGGCGATTCTTACTGTGCAGACGAGCCGCGCGAATATGTCGCCCACGTTCAGCGCGGCGAATGTTGGCGGCGATTCGTTCCCGAACGATGGCGGCGTGTACTTGCTCGTACAAGCCCCTGAGCCCGGACCTGTCGCGTTTATCGTGCGGTCCCCCTACGGCGGTCGCGTTGACTCCACGCAGTCGCACGCGGGCACCTCGTTCTTCACGCCGCGGTTTGATCCGTATTGGTGGAACGACGAGAACGGGCACCTCAATTTCGAGTTCGACGACCCT